AGAGAGCATTCCTAAAGAGTCTAGCACAAACATACAAGGTTTGCGTTCATCCATAGGCATTTGGAGATATTTATCCACTGCCTTAAGTGCCTTCTGTCTAAACTCTTCAATAGTTACTACATTAATTACAACAAGTCTAGTAGTATCAATATTGCGACTATCTAAGAGTGCCTTTGTGATGCTAGCCTCAGTATCAAAGTAGAGAACATAAGCATCGGGGTTAGTATCAAGAAAGTTCTTAACCACGGCGAGAGAGAAGAAAGTTTTTCCAGTGCTGCTTTCTCCAGCAATGGCAGTGATCTTATTAGAAGACACACCGCCATATATACTGCCTGAACACAACCCATTAAAGATATAACTTCCTGTATCAACGAATTGTTCGACCTCATCAATTTCTGACGCCAGTTTTGTAAAGTCATCACCTATTTCTTTTACTATATCCTTTAAAAAATCCATTAGATTACCATCCCATACTTTTCACGTAAAATTTTCTTATAGGCTCCATCAGGATTTTCATCCTTAATTTCTTTAAAAGTTTTTATTTTTTGATATAATGCAACGTCCCCACCAAGTCGCATGGCGCTTACTATTGTTGCTAATTCTTTGTCGTTAATAGGAAGGTCCATTAGGCGAAAAAAAGATCCAAGTTTACAGTTTTTTCTACATTCCAACCAATCGCATCTAAAATAGTTTTGAGTGGTTCTAAGAAGGATTTATTAAATTGTAGGTCATAATCAACATACTTGTCAAGACCTATTTCATGTGGGAAATCTTGAATAAAAGAAATAATATTCTCATGAATAATATTTGGTTTCTTCAGATAACAGAACTTAATTTTTTCACCGTTCTTAATGAGTGAGTACTTATTAGTCAACTTATGTTGTTTGATATAATGATTGAATAACAATGCACCCCGTATATGTATAGGAGTTCCTTTAGCATATATTGTAGAGTGTGCCTGATACTTTACAACATCAGATGCAGAGCGAGGAAATGAAATCTGCTCTGGTGGAAGGGTTCTAAACTTCTTACGACTCTTATCAATAAAGTCAATCACATCATCCTCAGTCCCATTCATCATGAGTTTGAGTGCTTCCTTGATCATAGTTCTACAAGGTGCCGGTGTTGAAGATTTAACTGCCTCAATACCCATCATCTTAAGTTTAGGTTCTTCATACCTAACACCTTCACTATCCCATACGTTAAGAATATAACGCTTCTTAGCAGTCCATATGCCCCTGTCAGCAATGTTTTCACGCTTCATCTGCATCTTCTGGTCGTAGGCATTTACGTACTCTGCCAGTTCTTCATAAGAACTATCAATATACGGCTCAAATTCCATCTCACAGATCTTATTAAGGAACGTGACAATGCCTTCACTAGTTTTCTCTCTCCCTTCGTATACACGTTCAACCAAAGGACCCAGATGAAGATAAATGGAATCAGTATCTGAAGCAATAACATAATCAATACCATCTGTTTTAAGAATCTTATTCATCCTCTCATTCATCTTATTCTCAATCCAACGGATAGAGACCTGACCAGACAAAGTAATTGCCTCAGCATTTGCTAACTTATAATATCTAAAGTAAGCATTTCCTAAGGCACCATAAGCAGAGTTAAGTGCAATCTTCTTTGCCATCTGAATATTATTACAGCGAGCAATCTCCTTCTCTAATTTCTTAGTAGGAGTTTTCTCATATGCTTTCTTTGCCTCAATCATTTTCTTCTTGAAGACCACACGATCTCCATACATCTTGTCCATCAATTCAGGCAAGAATCCCCGCTTTGATTTGTCAAACATAGCCCCGTTTGCACAGGTAGCGAAATCAGGGTCAGGACTGAAGTTTCCACTGAGGATCGACTCAACACTGACACTGGGATGAGGGGTCTCCTGTAATGTCTCTGGCGAGATATTGTACTGCATAATAAGATGAGGGTAGAGAGAGTTAAGGTCAAAGCTAACAACCCAATCATACTTTCCCGCTTTCGGTTCCTTGACATACGCGCCTGCATATTTTTCTCCTTTTGCTGTTTTATTCTTTGGAGGAATAACAATATTGCGCTTCTTAAGATAATTGTAAATGATATTATCCCACATACGAACCTGATAAAATACGTCCGCATAATTAACCTTAGCATCATATGCCATGGTCAATGCAAGTTCAATCAGTTTCATCTTGTCTTCCAATCGGTCAACAAGTTCAACGTCAACAATGTTATATTCAATAAACTTCTGCCACCCCTTCTTGTAGAAATCTTTAAAGGTTTCAAACTCAGAGTGGTCAAGTTTTTTCTGTCCTAATTCTACCTCAGCAATGTAATCTAGTCTATATGATTCTTGCGCTTTATAAGTAAACTTCTTATAAAGGTCAAGGTAATCTAACTGCGTTACACCACCAATATCAAATACCTCATGCCTACGACCCATAATATAAGTTTCATTCTCACTCACAAGACCCCAAGGTGAAAGTCTCTTCATCAACTTCTCACCAAGAACACGTCTGAGACGCTTGGAAATATATGGAATATCATATAGTTGAATGTTCCACCCAGTAATCACATCTGGAACATCCACCATCCAATAATTAATGAACGAATTTAAAAGTTCATATTCACTAGGACAATGATGATAAGTTACATTACTCTGTTTGTTGTTAAAAGGTTTAACACCCCAAGTAATAATTTTCTTTGTCGTATAATCCTGGATACTAATAGCAAGTATCTCTTCTGTACATGATTCAACATCTGGGAATCCCTCCTCAGACGCAACCTCAATATCAAGAGTAACCAATTTAATCTTGCTGATGTCAAACTTGACTTCATCCTGAGGGTATTTCTCCGATATGTATTGGTAAACATATCGGTCATTCCCGTATATTTCAAACCCCTCAATATCGTCATACTTTTTATAGAACTCACGACAATCCCTGACCGTTCCTGGATTAATCGACTCAACAGATTCCCCGCTAAGTGTCCTATATTTAGTTTTCTTTTTAGATTTTACAAAGAGCTCAGGAAAGAACTCATCCCTATGTTCATATCTCTGTCCACCATCAACACCTCTCACCAGGAATTGATTCCCGATTAGTTGAACATTGGTGTAAAATTTCATTATTTAAGAAGGTCTTGATATTTTTCAAGTAGAGTTGGCATTGGATCACAAAGGGTAAGAATTTTATCTGAACCCATCATGAATATATCATCTTTAGTAACTGTTAGCAAAAAAGGTGTTAGTACATTATCATCACCAATAACAAATGGATTGATTAATTTACAATCAGGTTCTCCAATATCTGCAGAACCAACCTCTTCAATTTCACTAATCAGAACTTGCTGATTCATCAGAACCAGAATCTTTATTGTTTTGTCCATAGTTTACAATGTCCTCAATATACATTTCTTTTAAGTTATCTACTGGTTCTACCATAGTGATTACCCAATCAGTAGTAATTGGAATAGTTTTTTCTTTAGAGAGAGGCATCCAAGGGAAGAGAGAAACTTCAAATCCAGTCTTTTTAGCAGTTCCTTCTTCTCCACTCTCAATAGTATTTGGATTCCTCATCTTGACTACACAAGCTTTATCAAGAAAATATCCAATTACTCTTTTATTATCCTCTTCACCCACTACCATCTCAGAAACATCTGCGATAATATCCTCTCCCGATTTGAGAAGCAATAGTTTAATGGTCATAGTATTTGTTTACCTCTGTATATTTTACCAATAAAAAAGGGAATCGTCAAGCGATTCCCAAATGAAATTTAGAACCAATCCTTTCTTGTATGATGATCTGGAACTATCTTTCCCAATTCTACCACAAGGAGTCCGTCCTCAAAGCTGACGGATCTAACCTCTGTATCGTCGGAGAGCGTCCATTGTCTGCTGAAGGAACGTTGAGCCAATCCTTTGTGGACAAATTCCCCATCATCTTTTGATTCTTCTTTTTTGCCTTCGACAGATAGTTTTCCAAACTCCGTATAGACTTTGACTTCATCTTTCTTAAACCCCGCAAGGGCGATTTCGAGTTTCGATAAGACATTATTAATTTGTACTAAATTGTATGGTGGATAATTAGAGGTAGTTGTATCATCCCAAAATCTATTGAGATAATCATCCAGTCCTATACTGTTCTTATTAATCCTCTCAAACAGTTCTGGAAGATTTGCAGCATGATACCGCGCTAGATTAGTCATCTTAGTATCTCCTTTAAAAGCGAGTTTGTGTTGTGTGGACCCCGAAGGCATCCATACTTATTTATAACACGAACTGCAAAAAAGTGTGGTATGGTTATCCGACTTCTGATACTCCTCGCGGAAAACTATCTATCTCTTCCAATTCAAAACTCCAATCTTCCATAACAGTATTAGCAAGAAATCTATCACTAAGAAGATTTAACTCTTGAATGGCATACTCTCTATCAGGTGCTTGAAGGTGAATATCAATAACCTTACCCAATCTCAATTTCCTAATATCCAAATCAGACATTCTCTTACAACAATCTCTAACAGCATTGCCTGGAGAATCATCAACCTGTGATCTTAAACGAATAAAAACAGTTGCCTTAAATTTCATAATTCACAATCACTAGAAGGATCAATAATATAGTGTTAACCGTCATTCTTCTTGAGTCTTACCTTTTTTTCCAATGTTATACTTTTGCTCTAAAGACCACTCACCCTTATCCTTATATGCAAGAACCTTAATTTGATTGAGTGGTGCAATATCTGATACTGCTTCTTCTTTTACTATAGCAATAAGTCCCCAATCAGCAAGAAGACGAGCAATGCGATTACGACGTTGTACATCGTTAACTGTGAGATTAGCATGTTTCCCATCAAGTGCAAATAATTCTTTAAAGTGAACAATATAGTACCTACCTTGCTTATGCAAAATATGGCACGATTGATAGAGTTTCTTTTCCTTCCTGGACGCAACTCCAATCCTTGTTAAGGTCTCACGGACTTTTAAAAAGTCATCAGGTTCATTAAGAAGTACCTCCACCATTTGGTCTTGCGACCACCTAACTTCAGGTTCTACCGTAGTAGTCATTTTGATCCTCCAGTGTCAAGTCGTTGTTTAATAAATTCCAGTTGTTCTTTTGATAAGATTTTCAGAGCTTGAGATGCTTTCTCGTTACTATAACCATAGTATTGTTTGACACATTCTAGATCTGTGACTTTATCTTTGCGGAGCCAGGGAGAAAATCTCTTCTTTTTCCTAAGAGTATTTAGATAAAAATTATATTGGAGGTCTTTATCTAGGTTAGGATACCTATTCATCTCATTGACAAACATTATACAATCAAGATTACCTGATAAACATCGATTGATAATATATGGAGCATAATCCTTTTTACATTCAGGATCTTCCTCCATCAAATTATTCTTATTAAAATTAATGGAGTTCAGCCAATCTTTGAGTTCTGTCATAATAAATTCCAGCGTTAATAACCATTCCAACCATCACCAACCAATATACTAACAACAATACAATACCAGCTGACCATTTTTTACCAGTATATTTACGATCTATTACTTTACCAGAATATTTGCGTTTCAATTTTTCCTCCTGATAATTATTCTATCATTCTTATAGTCTGCAACAAATTCCAACTCCTCATCATGTTCCCAGCAAAGTTCTTCATATAAAGCATTAAGACGATCCATATCTTCAAATAAATCATTTATATGTCTTTCCTCATCCATTAGAAAATACCTTTGGTAATTGATAATTGAATAATAATAACTCCTTTCTACCTTGCTGTTCTCTCATATATTCACCTACAGAGCGCATTGTATATGTAAGATCAAATTCAGCAGCAGTCCACCTGTTATGCCAATCCTTAAATCTATCCTTTACCAACTGATCTGAATTATAACTGACTAGCATCGAGATATCATATTTATCACAATCGGCAGCAAACCTATCATGATCAAATCCTTTATGCATAGATCCTTTACGACCATAAAGATTATCCTTAATATCATAAGGAGGATCAAGATACATGAAAATACCATCATGAATATCCTTTTCCATCAGATATTCATAAGAGTAATTGTTTATAGTCCAGTTTGAAATTATTTTAGAGTATTCAGGTAATTTTTCAATCCCCCTGACTGAAAAATTGCTATTGGAAGCTTGAGATGAAAAACTAGAGCTTTCCGTAAGACCACTGAAACTGCACTTATTGACAATATAGAAAGCCACAGCGCGGTCAAGGGATGACTTACCAGCCTCATTAATAATACCTTTGGAGTTGTCAAAGAGTTCTCTTGCCTTAATTGGATCATTGTGAGTAAGTTTATAATCTAATAATTGATCCTTTAATTCTACACCAAACATCTGTAAAACTTGCCAAAAGTTTACAAGAGGTTCATAAAGGTCATTTACCCAAACTTTTAAATGAGGATACTTCTTACTAATATGTATAGCAACACTTCCTCCACCAAGGAAAGGTTCACGAAATTCTGTATACTCACGAAGGTCTGGGAAATGTGGATCCATCTTCGTACAAGCCCTAGACTTACCACCAGGGTAGCGAAGCGGAGTCTTTAGAGATTTCTGAGTTGATGCCATTTACTTATACCCACCTAACCATTTTGGACCATCATCACCACAAATTACACTAATCTCAAAACCAGTACTTAAGGCATCTGCCATACTACGATAACCAGTTCCAACGTAAAGTTGACCGACAAGAACAGAAAATGTGGCAGTACCCCAAAAAATATAATAGAATTTGGATTTAACTTGATGTCTTTTGTTTTTTTTATCTTTAGTCATTTGATACTCCCTATGTTCTTTCTTGCTGTTGTTTGGTCCACAACTGGGATCTACGAATAGATTCCAATCTAGCAGATTCAAACTCCTCTGTCCATTCTTTTAAATCTTCACCCCAATCTTCTTCATACTCTTCTGGCACATAATTGAAAGAGATCCTTCTTACTCTTCTACCTTGACAATCTCTCACTTCTTGTGTGCGTATAGATGTATTTAACTGAGAAGCAATCCATTCTATAGCCCTTTTTTGATATGGTTTCATTTTCAATTTTCCTTAACAAAATCCTCTATAGTAAATAAAGATTTTAAAGTTATCCCAGATTTTTCCATTGCCTCTTTACCACCTTCTTGCCGATCTATAATAGCAACAATAGTTTCTACTACATATCCAGCATCACGCAACTTCTCCACTGCTTTAAGGGATGATCCGCCAGTAGTGACTACATCCTCCAAGACAGTTACTTTGGACCCTTCAGGAGGGAGTGGGCCCTCTATCCAGGCACCTGTACCATGTCCCTTTGCTTGCTTACGAACAATCAAAGCACTTTGTGTTGTACACCAAGCAGATTCTAAAGATACTAAAGAAACTCCACATACCAAAGGATCGGCACCAAGAGTAAGTCCTGCTACCGATACTGAATCAGATTCAATATATTCCAACATAGAATAACTTGTAAGTCTAAGACCTTCTGGACTTAAAATAACAGGTTTACAATTTA